ATAGAATACGGATTATCATTTAAACCTATACCATAAGCAGGAATGATAGCTATTAATTCATTTATTAATGGTAATTTTTTATAATTAGCATCTAAAGGTTTAGCCAAACCTCTTTTTTGGTTTCGTTTATCAACAGTTTCATATTCAATAGTACCTATTCCATTCCATTCTCCAAAAGTTTTAAATTTATTTGGGTCGTTATCGTTTAACAAAATATCTGTAACTCTACCTATGATAAGTAAATTACTAATTTGGTTTTGTAAATTAGTAGTAAAACTAGTATTTGGTTTTGGATTACCTCTTCTATTTAAATTTGCCCAAGAAGCCATTATTTTTCCTCCTTATTAATATTTTCTTGGATTTTATTTATTTCACCTAGCAATTGTGCTTTTTCTTCATCAGAAATTAATAGTGCACCTTCACCACCACCACTATTATCATTTGCTATACAACGCTGAATAATGGTAGCCATTTTGATAAGTTGTTCATCATTTTTAACACCTAATTCTAGATATTCTTTAATTAACGGAACAACTAAGGTAGCGTCACCAATATCGTCAATTAATGGTTTTAATTCATCAATTAAGACAGATATTTGTTTTTCTTTTTTCTTTTGGTTTTGATAAATTTCTTGAAATAAGTCTTTTAACTTTTTATCACCAAAAATATCGGATTCTAAACTACTCATAGTATTTTATTTATTATAAATACCAAAAATTAAAATTTTATATATCCATTTTCTAAATAGAATACATAACTATTTCTATAAATATCGTAAAGTTTATCAGCTATTTTAGTAATTTTAGGAGTTTTCGCATCTACCATTTCTCTTATGTAAATGTATAGTGCCTTTTTATTAAACACCTCTAAATCATCTCGTTTTCTAAATAATTCAAGTATTGCATCCGCTATCTTAGCATCGCCTTCTTTGGGAAATAATTTGTATATATTTGTAGTACAATGATCAACGTATAGATCTGTAAATAAAGATATTTTATCGTTATGTCCTAATTTATCACTTGGTGAATTATTCTCCTCAATAACATATGTATGCCCATTATCTTCCTCTAGAATAGAGGCTGGTACTGAATTAACACGTTTTTTATAGTTTTTTTCATTATATAAAATTAACCAACGTTTAACGATAGTTCCAAAATATGAATACGCTTTAGCACCTTTAGATGGATCAAATAAATACATTTTACTGAGTAAGAATGTAATAATTTCATGTTGTAAATCCTCAATATTCTCTACCTCAGTATAATAAAATTTAAACGTATGGATAATATTTTGAGTAAGTTTGAAAAAAGCATAATGAATTTTATCATTATAAATTCTACTACGTTCCTCTGGGTCAGTACATAAATTATACGCTACAATAGCATTTTCGGTGTCTTGGGTAAAATAGTTTTTGCTCATTAATTAACTTTAAAATTATTAAGTTGATCTTGAATTTCTTTAAGCGTTATAAAAAAGAATCCTACTTCATCGTCACTCTCGAATGAACCTTTTCGATCAACTTCTTTTAAACGTTTATCTGAATCTTTAATCGTATTAGATAAATTGATCATATACCTCTCGTATGTGATAATTATATCTTCACATTTTTCATTTTTCTTTAATAAATTATAATTAGTATATGATAATAAAATCACTAATACTGATAATATTGAAATAACAATTGCCATATTTTTTTAGTATAAGAAAAGGCTGTAACCATGAGATTACAACCTTTATTTATTTTTATTTTTTATTAGTCGTTAAAAAAATCTTGCATTACATTTTTTAAACCTTCACTTTTGATATTACCTAATGCTTTGGTTTTAATATTAGTTTTTTTATCTGATTTTAATGTACTACCCTTTCCTTTGTTCTCCAAATTATCTCCATATAGTTTTGGGAACCATTCACGCTCAAATTCAATACGCGCAGCCATTAAATCAGCCTGATGTAGAATATAAATCAAAGATGTACGTGGTTTAGTTTCTGGCATGTAAGACATTAAATATGGCTTGTTAGCATCATCATATAAACCATCGTGTAATTTAATAGCCAACATTTCATTTTTAGTGTATGAAATATCATGCTGAGTAAGTAAATATAAACCACGGTCTGGAACTGACATAAATTCAAGTTTATCATTAAATTTATAATCTTCACCTAATTTATCCTTACGCCATTGATCTGTCTGAGGAATATATGCTTCATGGTTTTCATCACCCATTTTACCTAAATCATGATTCATGGCTGAAAATACTAATTCCTCAATAGTATAGTTTTTAACCACACCAAATTCAGACCATAATTCTTCAAATTTAAGAGCGGCTTGAATAACACGATTAACGTGTTCAACATATCCTCCAGGAAAAGCGTTATGATATTCTTTTTTATGAGCGGCTGGCATAAGCATTATACGCTCAGCATATTTTTCATAAAACGCCTTTAAAGCGTCTTTACGTGGTTCTGAGATGTAAGTATCAATGTAACCAATGAACTCATCCCAATTTGCTTGAATTTGTTCTGCTGTTAATTTCATAATTATTGTGCTGAGGGATTCATTTCGTATCCTACAATGGGTTCAGAATCAATGTAGGTTCTAAGTTGATCAATTTGTTCATTCATACCTTCTAATGTTTCATTAAAAGAATTTTCATCACCTCTTCTAAGGTATGAAATTAATTTTTTTAAAGAAGAATCGATTTGATCGACTTTTCTAAGAGCTGCTTCTCTATTTCTCATAATTTTATATTTATATAGTTTATTTCTTACCCATTATCCCGTTCGTTCATCCATTCCCTTTCTCTCATATCCATTTTTTTCTTGAACCCCGTATGAAAAATATACGTACAATAATCTTGGAGGCCAAATTATTTCAAAAACTCTTCAACTGTTGTTTCGATGTTTTTTAAAAGAGCACATTTCTCATACTCCTCATGCAACTCAAAAAATTGTATACTGATTTGTAGGTTATACACAAAGTCCCTACTTGCCTTATTTTTGAGGCATTCCACGTGAAAATTTTTATTTAAATCAATACTCTTGATATAGTCCCAAGCTTTCCTGTACATTAATTCCTCTCCAGCTTTCTCTAATTCATCAATATTAATATCAGGGGAAATGTTCTTAAATGTTTTAACAGTGTATTGAGTAAAAAATAAATGGTTATCAATAATTTTATTAAAACCACTAATCCAAAACAAAGGATGCTCGGAAAAATCCATCAAAAGCGATGTTTCATCATCGTTTTGGAAATTCTCCGAGTTAAAAGCATCAAATATATTTTTGATATTCATAATAAAGCATGATAAAAGCCTCGCATATAAATACGAGGCCTGTTTATCTAATTACTTAGTAGCCGTAGCTTCTACAGTAGCTGTACTAGCATCAACTGTTTCAGTTGAAATAGTGTCAGTAGCAGCAACCATATCCATCATAGATGAATCACTAACTTCCTCAGTTGAGGTAACAGCAGTTTCAGTAGCGCCAGAATTACAAGCGGCAAATAATGCTACGCAAGCAAATAGAACAAATAATTTTTTCATTTTGTTTTTTTAAAGGGTTAATAATATGTTAATATAATATAAATATCTTAAAAAACCAAATCAAATATATTTTTCTCCAATTTTCTTTACCGCATCAATAGCTTCATCTAAAGTTATATCAAAGAACTCACGACGTGATGAATTACGTTTATGTTCTAAATAACGATGAATCTCCCGCTCCATTTCCTCTCCACGCCCATGTAGCCTAAATATATACTCAATTTTAAATGGAACCGGAACACCTGTTGCTTGGGAAAGTTCTTTACAACGTTCTTCAACAGGTTTTCCAGTGTAACCAATTTTAAGTAAACCTGGGATAGTAGGATTTGAAAACACATAAATGATTTCCTTTCCCTCACCTACACCAGGAGTAATTTTTTTAGATCGCGCAGTGTAGTAAGTTACTGTCTCCCAACCTTCGCTAAAGTGGTAGACAGAATCATCGGAGGGTTTTATGGTATAAAAACATATAAAGTTGTTATTAAAATCCTCATCAGCGGAAACATATCCTGCTGCCTCTTCAAGTGAGATTTTTTTAATTGGTTTAAATCGTTTTTCTATCATAATGCGTGACCCTCCCCTGTTCCTATCTTCATACGTATATATCTATCTACGGTATGGTGTAACATTTTTAGTAGTTTTGGATTTCATCCATTGTAACCATTCTTTGATGGCCTCGGTTGCTTGTTTTGGGCTGTTTTTTGACATATAATTTATTTTTTATTCGTTAAATAGATCTTTACCATCGTAATCTGGGTGATTAGTTTTCATGTGGTCAATACCACGTACCCAAAGTACTGAAATTATTGTTGCAATTATAATACTAACGACCATATAGCGCTTTGCGTGTTTGTTTACGAACTGCGGGATGATTGTAGTCACCACGATGACGAGGTGAAGCATCACGCTCTACATAATGATGAGGTCTGGAAATATTCCTCATGGTTCTTGCTTGGTGGCTTGTGTTCCAAGGTGCGATACATGATGCCATTGATGCTACTAGGAACAATAGAATTAATTTTTTCATAACTTTTATTTTTTGTTAATATAATAAAGTAAATTTGGGTAGCCAAATATACGTATATACTTTGTCGATGGTAAAGAAATTTTGGTTTTCCTTTGGTCGCGCACCTGTGGATTTTGTGCGAAATGGGTTAGTTGGAAATGTATGTGTGATATATGGATATACACATCGGCGTGAGTTTGGTGTGTAAGATCTGTGAATTTATCATATTCACTTTTTACGCGGCGCCGCCGTTATATGGACATCAGCGCGCATGGTCTATATATAATTGTAGTATGCATACGTACGCATATATACACGAATAGATAAGGACCCCTTACGAGGTCCTTTTCTCAATCGTTTCAATTAATTACTTTGTAGCCGCTGCTTTACGTGCTGCTTGTTCAGCTAATCTAATTTGACGAGCACTGCCTTCAACTACAGGGCGTCCGCGTTTTAATTCAACACCACTATTTACTTTGTCTTCTCTAGCTTTTAACACTTCTTGTCTTTTGCTTTCACTATTAACTGGTCTGCCTCGTTTACATGTACCATTAGCTCGTTTTTCAGCTAATTCGTTTAAACGTTGTTGTCTTGCTGAATTAGGATTTACTGGTCTGCCTAATTGTGTTGATGTTGTTGTGTTTGACATATTTTTCGTTTTTAATTTATGTAAATATAATTTAATTTATTTTGTGATACTAATTAATTAACTGATTTTTTATTTATTTATTTTTAATTTATTTACTTAACTTATGCTTTAAATATAATGTAATGAATTTTGTTACACTAATATTTGTATTCACTTTTAATTAATAAAAACGATAGTATACAAGATACATTAAACGTGGCTAACAAGAATATGATCATTGATTCAGTGTTATGTACATCGAATAAACAGATGAATGAACATGTAGCCTCTACTAATAATAACAATGCGATAATTGATTTAAATATTTTCATATGCGTTTTAATTTATGTTTTAAATATAATGTAATTTAATGTGTGACACTAGTTAAGTATAGATTGTTCTTCAATTTCATACTCATAGTTATCGTACAGTTCAAATTCCCAGTCCTCAAAACTAACATCATCACCTTCATTATCAACATAAATTTCGTATGCTTTACGTTTTAGATATTCTTTACATTTATCTAAATCATCAAAAGTATATGATTCTACATCAATTATTTTGTAACTCGAACAATCTAAATAATACCATTTCAATACATAAATTAATTTTTTCATATCGTTTTTTTTAACAATTTAAATATAATGTAATTAACTATGTGATCCTACCACTCGTAACAAGTGTAGGATCTATTCTTCTTATAATGTTTCGCTGTGTCGTACTTTTTCTTGGTCATCCAATCATGCTTACTTTTAGCATATTGTTTTTGACCACCACAAGACGATAATGCCATCATCATTGCTAATACGATTAATGTTAATGTCGCCGCTTCCATAGCTGTCACGATAATGCTTTGTGTAATGTTAAGTGCTTTTTTCATGTTATGTGTTTTTATAATTTACAAGTTAAATATAATGTGATCTATTTTAAGAACCTAACAAACCGATTTTTACCTTCACCTTCTAATCTATAATTGAATGTTGTTCCTGATCCGTCTTCATATTCAATGAACACGACTGATTTATTAGATGCTGTTTCTAGAATTTCGATAGCATAAGCTAATGTGTAGTGGTAATTATTTTTCATGCTTTAAATATAATGTGTGAAAATTTGATTGCCTATTACATGTAGCCGATTGAACTCATGCCTGCTACCTCGCTTATTCCACCACTTGGCGGCTGAATCAATGCCAATGTGGTAAGTAGGAATCGATATGAATCGAGCGTTGCACGCTTCTTTGTTTTAGACATGCGAGCGAATGCCGCTGTTGTGATGAAATCTTCAAATTCCTGTAACTTCATTGACACCTCTAACATATGAGCCATTGCTGTTCCCGGAATGATCATCGGCATTTCCTCTTCATCATGTGATTTACGTGCGCGTTTTTTCTCCGCCTTGAGCTCGTAGCTCATTTTAAAACCAATTTTATTCATTTGTGTGTCTTTTTAAGTGCGATTTAAATATAATGTGCTTTACTTTAAGAGCCAAACATTAGAGCCAATGCTAACCATCCAATGCAAGCCAAAATAGTATGCACTATTAATACAGTAAGTAATGTTATACGAACCCATTTCTTACTCATGGCGCGGTCTACCCATTGATCGAATTTCTTAAACATATCTTTTTATTTTTATTTAAATATAATGTAAAAAAATGGGTGAGCCTATTCGACTCACCCTTAAACACACAATCAATTATTCACTAACAACTTTCTTGGCCAACCTAGCTTGTCTAGCACTGTTTGGATTTACTGGTCTTCCACGTTTTAACTCAATTCCACTGTTTAATTTTTCTTCTCGTTTCTTAAGTACTTCTTGACGTTTGGACTCCGCAACTACAGGTCTACCTCGTTTGCATAATCCTTTTTCACGTTTTTCATTTAATTCTTTAATTCTTTGTTGACGAGCACTGTTTGGGTTTACAGGACGTCCTAATTGTGGTGCAGTTGTGTTTGTCATAACCTTTTTTTTTAATTTGTTTTAATTATTTATCTTTTTAACGTTTTAAATATAATGTCAATTGATTTGTTTGCCAAGTAAAAACGAAATAAGCGCTTTAAAAAGCGGAGGACGCCCACAACAGCGCCCTCCTAAAACACACATGAAAAACACAATATTCGTTAAATTGACGGGGCGGAGCTAAGCGGTGGCTTTTGTTGCCTTATATAATATACGATGATACGGTACCTGTATCTGCTCCTCCTCGCCCGTCAATTCATACTAAATTCTAATTCGCCACATATGGAACTGAATGCCACTTCCACTATGTAATCTAATTTTCTAACTCGGATCTTTACTCCAAGTACTCGTTCTATTTCTGATATTGGATATCCTGTCTCAAGCATCATTTGGATCAGTTCCTCCATGTTGTATTCTTCGTCGTGTGTCATGTTTGTGCTTTTTATTTGAAATAAATATAACTACTTTTTTCTTGAAAGCCAAACTTTTACTTGGAAAGATTTTCAATTTCTTTTTTACAATCTTCAATCCAGTTCTGAGTTATTTCTGAATTACTATCTTCAACTTCGTTCCAGAACTTAACCATGGCTTCCAACATTCTAATTCGAGTCTGTTTTGGAACTGAACTATCATATTTAGCTATGGATCCATAATACCCAGTCATTTTCGCTGCTAATGTTAAATAATCGTAGCGTTGTTTGTCAGCCTCGGTGTATCGTTGTTTCCAAAACTGCTCCATTGTAGTCATGTCTGTCATTTCTTTTGTGTTTTTTTATTACACTATCAATATAATACCTTAAAACTTGAAGGCCTAGTAAACTATTTTCTCAACTTGAGACGTGTTTTCTCAAAATGAGACGGAATGTGTCTCAAAACGGGCATATATGTATATAGGTGTCTCAAAGTGAGAAACGGGGCGGGAACGGGCTGAAAGGGTTACATTCCACACCACTCCACACCACACATTCATATTCACACTTGTCACCTACTCTAGTATACCACAACTTGAACTAACCTAACAGTGACAAGTCACATTTACTACTTATTATCCTTTAACATATCTATTTTGTAACAAAACACCATCATTGCACAACATATTGATGTGGCTAATTGTGAATTAGTAGGTTCAGATTGACACGCTACATAAACAACATACATAAATGCAGAGATATATACGAGTGTGTATAGTGTTTTAAATATTTCCTTTATTATTTCCTTCATGTTTTTAATGATTTAGGTTGAAACATATTCCGTTATAGTGATTACGACTTTGTGTTGTTTCCCACGTTGTTAAACTTGGATATTTTGTGTTTAGGTAGTTTTGTATCACGTATTTGTTTCTACCTGTTATTTTGATTCGTCGTGTGTACTTATTTTTGTCATTGTAGAATTTGTATCCGTCACGTCCGAATTCGTTTCGTAATTCTTTATTTAATGTTTTCCACGTCATACTTTTTTCTTATTTTTACTGAATATAATGATTAAGGTTTTGGATTCCTAGTCAACTAACATAGAAACTAATTTACGAATATCTTCATTACTTACTGTTTTACAACCAAACTTAACATGTCCTCTACCTATTACCGGTTTATAATCTGCTATGTAACCACCAACCCATTTCGGTAATGGTTTGAATTGTGGATCTAGTTCTAATTCAAGTATTTCTACACTATTTTGTTCTAATTTAGATAGTGATCCGTTACCTGCATTCCAACTATGGTCATACCCTAATTTATCATTAGCATCCTGTCCATTTCTTTCATTTTGACAGAAAAATATACCTTCATCTTCTTTTTGGATTCGTCCTTCACATATCCGTCCCTCTATTTTTGCTTTGAATTTCGTTCCAACAGGTATGTTATCCCATTGTGGTATTTTTGTTATTACTTCTGTAAATAATTGTGATGATTGATTTTTCATGTTTGTATTTTTTATTTATTTTACTTTTTAAATATACTATCAAAGACTTTGAAATCCTATTTACCAAGTAGGTGGATGTTCTTTAATAAATTCTTCACTGTACAGATGTGTATTGTCGTTATATACAATCACGTCTTCCCACCAACGTATTCCGATTTGTAATCGTTTCACTGCGAACTTTTCTATGTCATCAGTGTGTACATAAAAGAATAAATCGTTACGTCCACCTGTGTCAGGTACAATATCGCCGTTTTTATCTATGTCCGGTTTTGTTGTAGTTTGGGTGTGATACTTTATTCGTGTATCGAATGTGTCCTGCACCCAATCTTCAAATTCATCTATTTCGTGGTCCTCTACTATTGTTCCAGGCCAAACACATAGTTGTGTGTATTTGTTTTCTGTGGTCATGTTTTGTTATATTACGAATGTTTGATGATGTTGTATGAATATGTTTGTTTTTTGTTCTTCTGACATTTCTGTGTCGCCGTGCCACGTCTCGATATATTTCATTACTTCTGTGAATGTTTCGAAGATGTGTTGTGTTCCGGTTTCTTTTTCTACGATTACGTACTTCATGTTTGTGTGTTTTTTTATTTACAGTTTAAATATACTATCAAATACTTTGTTCACCTAATAATTCAACTTTTTCTTTAATTATATCTCGTAAATATACATTATCGGCTTGCATCACTAATTGACGTAACATTTGTTTTTCCATTCCGACCTGCTCGAGTATGTACTGCATTGTCTCGCCATCAACGTCCATTTCCTTTAAGAATTGTATGACGAAATTTGTTTTGAACTCGTTATGTTCTGTTGTCATATTATTGTTCTGTTATGTCAAATCGTGAATCAGAAGCATCTCCGTTATCTTCTATTTCGTAGTTTACTACTTCTGCTTTACCTGTGAATACTTGTTCTAAAGCGTCTTGTTCATTTTCTGCTTCGACCTCGTATGTCCATGTTGCTCTGACAAGTCGTTCTTCGGTAATGATATATTTTGGCATGTTTATGTTTTTATTTAACTGTGTTTTGATATAACTGTCTCAATGTTTCCATATTCTCGTCTGTGATAAGTTGTGCTGCTTTCTCGTCCATCAATTTATCAACATCTATTCCTAGATTCTTCATTGTTGCTTTGAAATTCTTGTAAGCAGTATATCCTTCCTCGATAGGTACACCCATGAACTTTACATTATCGACATCTGCAAAGTCAAGTTCAATCTCGATTTTACCTGTTTTTTCGCTTTCAAATACGAACGCTTGATGTACCAATGTTGCTTCGATTGCGTTACCAACTGTTACGTCATGTTCAAATGACAACATTAATGTTTTACTTGTAATTTTCATGTTTTTTATGTTTTTTTATTTGAATTAAATATAATACTAAAGATTTTGAAAGCCTATTATTTAAATTCCATTACTAATTTACGAGCCGTATTTGGACTTGAATGTACTAAATTAACAAAATCAAAACTACCTGAACTATTAAAAGCGCCTTTAACTGCATTGTTCCATTCTGTACTTTTGTGTTTTAATTTTGAATCGATGTTACGTAGTTTCTCGATTAGTTGTTGTTTTTCGATTGTACTTTGTCTTATCATGTTTAGTATGGTTTTTAGTAGTCAGGACAGGATTCGAACCTGTAGGTATGGTAATGTACACTCGCCTACCTGTATGCCCCATTGTGGCTACTCCTGACTAGTCTTTTTCTGTTTGTTGGTGAATTACAAAAGATAAACGTCATCCACTCTCAACCCCATTATAAATTATCCCGTCGCGCTGGAACTGAAACTTGTGAGGTATGTTTCTTGTCTATGATCGGACTCCCACCGACCTGTATCCTGTTGTATTCCGCAGGATTTGGATCTACTAATTCGATCCCGTATCTTTATACTTCTTTATACACT